ANNTGGAAAACGAACCCGAGTTTGAAATGGTAATACTGCTACTGCAAAACGGTTGGTGGTTTACGATTAATGAGATTATGTATACCGAAGATGATTTGCCCGAATTTAAAGAAAACCCAAAGGCGAGTGGTTTGATGGGAAAATTAAAAAATGGATTTAGGGAGGAAATAAAAGAATGGATTTAAGCTTAAAAATTGAAATGTTTAAACAGCTGACGGCGAAAGCGCCTTTAAGCGCTGAAAGGTTAAGTGGATATATAAAAAATCAAGAAGAATTTTTGGAATTTTTAAAAAGTCAGCGCGATGCGTTGATAAAACCAGAAGAGGTTGAGAAGAAAAAACAATTGAAGCTAATAAGCGAATGGGTATCTGAGAATCCACAATACAACGGCTTTTCAGAACCGATTACAGAATGTGTTTGTGATTCTCTGTATGGTTTTTATCTTGATGTAGGCAAAGAAGATTATGAAAACGCATCTGATTTTTTGAAAGATACCTGTTTTCAAATGGAGATTGAGGGGAAGAAAGAGAGCGGCTCTTTATTAATTAAAATATCTCCTAGCGACTGTTGTTGTGATGACGGAGAGGAACGTGAAAGATGATAAAAGAATACTATCCGACACCGGATAACTTGATTTTAGAAATGATAAAAGATTTAGATATGTATCAAATTGATACGATTTTAGAACCAAGTGCAGGCGAGGGATATATAGGCGACTGCTTATTAAAAAATTGGAAAAGCCATAAGCCTAAAATTGACTGTATTGAAATTGATGATAAATTAAGAGCGATTTTAAAAAGCAAAGATTACAACGTTATTTATGATAATTTTTTAAGATTTAATACCGAAAAAAAATACGATTTAATAATTATGAATCCTCCGTTTTCGAATGGTGACGCACATCTTTTAAAAGCTATTGAACTTCAAAAAAACGGTGGCGAAATAATATGTATATTAAATGCAGAAACATTAAAAAATCCTCACAGTAACAAACGTAAGGCATTATTAAGAGGATTAGAGGAATTAAGCGCGAAAGTAGAATTTATCGAAAGTGCTTTTTCGCATTCGGAACGTAAAACAGATGTTGAAATCGCTTTAATAAAAATCAATATTCCGAATAGGTTCGAGGGTTCTTCAATCGCAAATGATTTGAAAAAGTCCATGATTGATTACGGCGATTTTGAAGAAAAAAACGAGATAGATTCCAAAGCTAATCCGTACGAATTTTTAGAAAGAGCCTATACCATCGATGCTAAACTTGGTGTTGCATTTATAAATGAATACTTTCAACTGCTTCCGAAACTAATGCGGGATTTTGACGAAAAATTCAGCCGACCAATAATTTCTCTAAATGTCAACATAAAGGACGATAAAGATTTTACCGTTGATACAAGGGGTGGAAGAAAAAAGGCTATAAATGAGTTCATAAACCAACTACGTTTGAAGTATTGGGAGAAGTTCTTTGATGAATCTGAAATAGGCAATATGATGACAAATAATTTACGCAAAGAATATTCATCGCAAATTAATAAACTTAAAGATTACGATTTTAATCTTTTTAACATGTACTCTTTGCGAGTAGAAATTGATGAAAAGATGGAGAAAAGCGTTGAGAGTACAATCATAGATTTGTTTGATGAACTTTCAAGCAGGCACAGCTATAACGAATTTAGCAAGAATATACATCTTTTCGATGGTTGGAAAACGAACAAAGCTTATTACATCAACAAAAAAGTTATCATTCCGTTAAGTGCATACAGTCAATGGTACCCAGATGATTTTCGACCGAAAAGCCATGATGTTGTGAGAAAATTAAAAGATATTGAAAAGGTCTTTAATTATTTGGATTTAGGAAGAACAAGGGAAACGGACATCGGCGGAATATTAAAAGAAGCGGAGGAAACTGTAACAACAAAGAATATTGAATGTAAATTCTTTAATCTTACTTTCTTCAAAAAAGGTACTTGCCACATAGTTTTTAAAGATGATGAATTGCTTAAAAAATTCAATATCTTTGGGGCACAACATAAGAAATGGTTGCCGCCGAGTTACTCGAAAAAAGCTTATAAGGATTTATCTCCGGAAGAAAAAGCAGTTATCAAAAGTTTTGAATCTCCGGAAGAGTACGAAAAGGTATGCAACGATACCGAATTTTATATTCATAAAAATGTTTTTATGTTGGCAGACAACCAAAAGTTATTAGCTTAGACAATCCATACTTATGTAAATAAAAAAGCCCTAGCGACTTGCAAATCGACAAAGGCTCTCCTAAAAACTGATGCATAACATTATAACACAGATTCTGGGAGGGCGGTATGGTTGAAAATAACAAAGAAAAAACTGGAAAATTACAGACATGATAAAAAGGAACTTCAAGAACTCAAGAAGAAAATTGAGAATGTAAGCAACATCGAAGATGATTTTGTGTTTGATACGGTTATTAGCTCGCGACATCAAATACCTTACAACCAAACGACTATAAACATATGCGGTTATACTGATAGGACGGAACGAATTGATAACTTGAACGCTCTGTATTCCAGAAGAATCAATAAGCTAGAACAGGATTTACTTCTGATAGAGGAATTTATCGAAGAAATAGAAGATAGCGAAATAAAGCTTATGATAAGATATAGATTTTTGAACGGTGATTCATGGAATAAGACTGCCCGAAAAGTCTATGGTTATCCTTGCGGGAACACAAGCAGAATGAAACTCGAAAGATATCTTGAAAAAGTTTTTTAAATATTTTTTTATTCTGTGCGTTTTGTGCGTTTTTTCCGTGTTATTATTTAAATGCACAAGTGGCATAATAAATCTCCGTTTATTAAAAAGACGTCTTGCAGATAATCTGCGGGGCGTTTTTGTATGCCAAAAAATAGTTGGTGGTGATGATGAGATGGGCAGACCAAGAAAAATAAAATCGGTTAAACAATTAGAAGAATTATGGGAAGAATATAAAACCTACTGTGACAACCATATGGTTCTTACTCACGATTTCAGTTCCAAAAATAGTGAATTTGTTAGTAAGGAACTCGGGAGGTCAATAACTTATACAATAGAGGGATTTTGCGTTTTTATCAAACTTGGGCGTGGTGTTTTTTATGAAACTTACGCGAATGATGAACGCTTTCAAGACATAGTCACGCGTATTAGAGAAGAATGCGAGGTTGATGCACGAAAAAAACTTGAACTCGGAATGATTCCGACTCAGTTAGCCGGATTGTGGATGGGGCGTCACGGGTACACAACAAAAGCAGAAAATAATAATGACGACGGAAAAGTGCTAGAAAATTTAGTTTCAGCTATCCGAGAGGGCGCTAAGGCGGCAATGACAGATGATTCTCAATAAACAGCGTTACGGCGCAAAACAAGTAGACGTTATGCTCAACGCTGACGCTCGTTGGAATATTCTTTGCGGCGCAGTATCAAGCGGAAAGACATTCGCGACTTACGATTTGTTAGTAACGAGAATTTTAACACAGCCCGAAGGAGCTTTTTTAATTATCGGGAAAACTGAAAGGACTTTAAAAAGAAATATCTTAGACCCTATGCGTGAACGTTTTGGCTCTAAATACATTAGTCAAATTTATGGTAGTGGTGAGATAGATATTTTCGGGCGTCAATGTTATATTGCTGGCGCAAATGATGCTAAAGCTGTTAGCAAAATCCAAGGAATTACACTTGTTTATGCTTACGGTGATGAGGTTACTACATGGAACGAAGATGTTTTCCAAATGTTAAAAAGTCGTTTAAGAAAGCCCGGAGCAAGATTTGACGGGACGTGTAATCCAGACCATCCGAATCATTGGTTTAAACTCTTTTTGGACGATGAAGATATCTCGCTCAAATATTGGCACTTTACGATTGACGATAATAAATTTTTACCGAAAGATTATGTGAAACAGATAAAAAAAGAATACAAAGGTGTTTGGTACGAGCGCTTTATTTTAGGACGCTGGATTATTGCAGAGGGCGCAATATATCCGCAATTTGCAGAAAACTCCGATTCGTTTTTAATTGATGATGCTGATATCCCGAAAGATTTTAATAAAATTCTTATCGGCATCGATTGGGGTGATGAGGGTTCGTCACATTCTTTTACTGCTATCGGAATAACGCAGGGATATAAAAAAGTTATTGTTTTGAGTACCGAAAAGCATTCCGCTAGAGGCTTGATGCCAAAAGATGTTGAAGATAAAGTCGTTGCTTTTGCTTATAAAATTATCAATAAATTCGGCTTTGTTAATTGTATTTTTTGCGACCACATTAACACATTTATAAACGGGTGCAGGGTCGCTTTAAACACAGCGGGCATTAATACAAGCATTACAAAAGCATATAAATGTGAGATAACGGAGCGTATTCTCACAACAACCAAACTTATGGCGCTTGATAGATTAAGACTTACCCGCGATTGCGATTCGCTTGTAAATGCATTTAAGAATGCTGTATGGGATAGCAAGCATCAAGAAAAAAGACTTGATGATGGTACAAGCGATATCGATAGTCTTGATAGTTTTGAATATAGTTGGAGCACTTATATAGATTTGATTAATAATTATAAATTTTAGAAAAGGGGTGAGCCATGGCATTTTGGGATAAGTTTTTCAATAGGCGTTCAGCACCGCCACAAGAAACAGTTAATAAAATAGATTCACCGACTGTTACTGACAATATGCTAAATAATCTAGCACTAGCGGAATCCATTTATTCTAATCAGCCACCTTGGTTAGCTGAAGAAAGCCCGCCGATGAAAGGTTCGGGATTAGGGGCACTTATAGCCGCTAAAGTAGCAAGACTTGTAACGATTGAAAGTAAAGTGAGCATTGATAAAAGCATAGTTTTCGATGAAGAAAAAAGAAAAATACTTGATAGCGTACTTCAAAAATACTTGATGGAGAATATCAGAGTTGAGGTTGAAAAGGGCTGGGCTCTAGGCGGTTTGATTTTGAAGCCCTTTTACAAAGAAGCTGAGTTTGAACTCGGACCTAACAATGAAATTGTGAAGATAACAGGAAGATTGAAAATCGATTTTATATATCCATCACAATTTTTGATTAACAAATATGATAACAGCGGGCTTATTTCTGAAATTATGTTTTTTACTACGATTGCGCAAGACAGTAAATATTATACGCTTGTAGAAAAGCAGGGGTTTGACGAGAAAACTTCGGCGTTAAAAATCACAAATAAATTGTACAAGACATTTAAAAAGCCTACTAAATATCGATGGGACGATTTAGGAAATGATATTGTTCCGCTTAGTACGGTTGAAAAATGGAAAAATATATTACCCGAAATGGTATTCCCGAATGTACAAGGAACGCTTGTAGGATTTTACAAACCCGCTGTCGCGAATAATGTTGAAGTAAATTCGCCTTATGGAATGTCTGGGCTGTACGTGCTGAAAATGCTATAAGACGAGCGGATATTGCGAATAACAGTCTTGATTGGGAAATGGACGCAACATTGGCACGACTGATTATAGATGAAACAGCAATTCCGCAAAGGGATAGCATTCCTAAAAAACTTACTAAATTTGTAGTCCAACTTCTTGGCGATGGTGGCGGGAAAAAGATTTTTGAAAAGTTTTCGCCGGAGATTCGGGAACAGAATTACTTAAATGTTTATAACTCTCGTATGCGTCAGATTGAAGATATTATTGGTTTGGCACGCGGAAGTTTAAGCGAAGTTGAAATATTGGCAAAAACGGCTACAGAAGTTGGGGTATCAAAACAAGAAACATATGCCTTGATTGTAGATAATCAAAAAGCACTTGAAAATGCTATAAGACAGCTCGTGTATTCGATGGCGGTATGGACTGAGCCGACACAAGTAATAAAGCAAGAAGATATCGAAATGACATTCGATTTTGATGACGGAGTTGTTTCAAATCCTAAAGAACAGATTGCAACAATGCTTCAATTGCAGAGCGCAGGCAATATTCCTGCTTATAGGGTTGTTATGTCTTACTTTAATATAGATATGGAAGAAGCGAAAGAAATGGTCGCTGAAGCGAAGCAGGAGACTTGGGATAAGATGCAAACCGAGACAGATGATAACGCCGAAGCGGAATTTGAATAAAGGGTGATTCTATGTTAAATCCAGACGAATTTAATAAATACCCTGCCGAGATTACGAAGCTATTTGAAGAGTTGGAAAAGTTTATATTGATGGAGATATCAAGGCGAATTTTAAAACAATTTCTTAAAATCGGGGAATACGATTTAACGCCGACAGCAATTAATCAGATACAAGCCCTTGAAGAAATGGGCGTTGCTATGGACATTATTAAGAAAAAAATATCCGAAACTGAAAAAATAGCATCTCAATCCGTGGAGGAAATGTTTAATAAGGCTAATGTAGTTAGCTTTGAGAGGGAAAAAGCGATATTTAAAATAGCAGGCAAAGAATTGGTGATGTCCGCTTCTAAGAAACAAATTCTTGATGCCAGTATTAAGAACGCGACTGGTGAGATTTTGAATTTTACGGGCAGTATCGGAATGAAAGGGCTACCGCTTGAAAAAGCTTATCATGAAGCTTTAAATACTGCTTATTTGGAAGTTATGTCCGGAAGTAGCGATTATATATCCGCTATTAAAAGGCAAGTTAAGGCGCTGGCTGATTCGGGATTGCAAGTTATAAGCTATCAATCGGGGCGCAAAGACCAGTTAGATGTTGCGGTTAGGCGAGCTTTGTTAACGGGACTAAAGCAGACAACAAACCTAATATCTGAAATAAACGCTTTGGAAATGGGTTGCGATGGCTACGAAATATCTGCTCATAATGGTGCGCGACCAACGCATCAAATTTGGCAGGGTCGTCAATTTGCTATTCATCGGGCGACAGCGGAATATCCTTTGTATTCAGAAGTTGTTGGGGACGAAATGAACGAACCAAACTGTAGACATAGCAAATGGGGGATATTTTTAGGCGTAACAAAATCCATTCTCACGACTAAGCAAATAGCGGAACTGGATAAAGAACCTTTTGTATTTTCGCTTGATGGTAAAGAATACAACAGTTATAAAGCGACGCAAAAACAGCGAACTATTGAAAGGGCTATTAGGAAAACTAAGCGCAATATAATTGCTTTAGACGGGCTTGATATTGATGTTGCTGTTCAAAAAGCGAAATTGAGACAACAACAAAAATTATATAGAGAATTTAGCAAAGAAGCGGGACTTCGATTACATCGGGAGCGGACAGGGGTGGCTGTTTGATATGACGTTCATAAAAAGGTTATAGATATTTCATTGACAAATAACTCCAAGGTTTATAGTATGTAGTGTGTAAATATAACTTTGGAGGTTATGCAAATGAAGTATTTGACGTTGAACAGAGACGAAATAAACAGGGCTGAGTATTTGAAGGCGATTCAATGGTTACGTAAGAAAGATATAATTTCGGATAAAATAAGCGTTGAATTTTTAAGTGGTTACAGCGCACTTGGTATTTTATATGGTGCTTTGATAGGAACAAATAAAAGCGTTATCTTTTTTAACGATACATTGACACCTAAACAAAGGAATGTTATACCATTTGACAGCATCGTGAGTTGCTCAATCGAATTTAGTGACAGTCCGAAGTTTGTTAAGTTGCACATGAATAGTGGAGGAGATTACACAATAGGAGTAGCCCCGAATTTAAAAATCAAGTCTCATGATTTAATTGTTTTTAAGCGTTATCTTGATGCAAAACTTTCTGGTCAAGGTGCAACGTGGACAAGTGGCGATTTGCCATCTAACCCTGAGCCCGATAAGCCTAATAAGAACAAGTTGCCATAACATGGTTTATAATATTGTTTTGCTTAAATGTTGAAACACTAGCAATTGGTATGATACTTGCGATTTTCCAATATAACATGCTCAAGAAAATACTGGGGAGAAATCTTGAAGAAAATGAATTGCTTGATGTGGAGTTATCCAACAAAAGAATTGAGTTTGAGAGCGAACTTGCCAGAAAGAAAATGGAGCTTGAGAATGAACTTGCAAAATTAAAATATGAACTCTCCACCAAGGAATCGGATATAGACAAAGAACTTGCGAAAACGAAACTCGAACTCGCTGATAAAGAATCTGCTTTAAACAAAGAACTTGAATTAATTGAAAGTAAAAAGAGTTCTTTTGAGGGCGGACTTGCCGCGATTGAAGAAGGACATAAAAAGACAGTTCAATATCTTGAAGACGCTATTCGGGCTTTAAAGTTGGACTTAAAAGAATTAGAGCACGATGTTAGCACAGGGCAATATGTATATTCTGAATATGATGGAGTAACCTCTGAAGAGTGTAAAAATCAGATTTCTATGTTAAAACAAAAAGAAATTGACTTGCTGAAAGAAGACTTTACGACGTGCGACAATGGGTTTTCGAAGCAAGAAAACAATAAAAATCTCAGGAAAATATTAAGAATCTTCAACGCTGAATGTGATAATGCTTTTTTAAATTTGACTGTTAAATCAGTAAACACACAAAGAAATCGCATTGCGAAATCCTTTGAAACGCTCAACAAGCTCTTCGAAGCTGAAAAATTACAAATGCCAAATGAACTTTTAGAAATAAAACTTGAAATGTTGAATTTGACATTTACTTATGAACAGAAAAAAGAAGAAGAAGCGGAACAACGACGCTACATAAGAGAGCAGTTAGCGGAAGAAGAAAAAGTTCGCCGTGAAATTGAAAGGGAAAAAGCTAAACTTGAAAAAGAGGAATCACAATTTAGAAATGAAGTCTCAAAGCTCATGGAATACATGAACGTAGCAGAATCCGATGTTGATAAAAGACTTTATGCGGATAAAATCAATGAATTAGACGAAAAGCTTAAAGAATTAGGAAAAGACAAAGCTAATGTTCTTGAAAGAGAAACAAACACAAGAGCAGGATTTGTTTATGTCATTTCTAACATTGGTTCGTTTGGCGAGAATGTCTATAAAATTGGCATGACAAGACGTTTAGAGCCTATGGACAGAATAAAAGAATTAAGTAGTGCGTCAGTACCTTTCGTATTTGATGTACACGCAATGATTTTCTCACAAGATGCACCTGCTTTGGAAACTATTTTGCATAAAGAATTTAGACAATATGAAGTTAACAAAATTAACCCGCGTAAAGAGTTCTTCAAACTCGACTTGGACAAAATTGAAAAAGTGGTTAAAGAACATCATAATGCTACGGTATCATTTACACATTATGCACAGGCTAAGGAATATAGAGAATCTGTTGGAACGTCAGATAAATAATTTTCAAAAAAGCAATTCATTAATTTGAGTTGCTTTTTTGATGCAAAAATAGCCGAAAAAAACAAAAATTCAAAAAACGGGTAAAGCTTATAAAATCAATGATTTACCATTGAGCCCAGTTTTGGGCTTATTGGGAAAATCAACGTTTTTTTAAAAAAATAAAAATGCGATAAAATCAACGTTTTGTCATTAAACGAACTTTTGCGTTTAATTGAAAAATCAACGTTTTCGAAAAGTTAAAAAAACTCCTTGACAATTACATGTAACTATATTATCATGTAATTATTGAGAGGTGATGACAATTAAAAATATCGGCTTTCCTGTTGACGATGAGTTGTACGAGAGATTAAAAATACTTTGTATAAAAAAGAAAATTACTTTGAAACAATTTATGATTGACCTCATAGAACGCGAAGTTGAGTTGCAGGAAAAAGAATTAGAAGAAAAAAAATAAGAGTAACCCACTCTCCGACAAAAGACAGATGGATTACTCAAGCACCAACTCAAAAAGAGAGGTAAATACATTATACCACTTTAATTTGAGTTGTCAAAAACTAAATTTTGGAGGTATTTTTTATTATGAATGAAAGTTTAAAAATGATTCCCTATGGAATAAAATCAATCCCAAGTATGCAAGTAGCTAAAATGGTTAGCAAGAGACATTCTGATTTACTAAGAGATATAGAGGGTTACATCGTAAATCTATCAAAAGTATTAAAACCCAAAAATGGATTATCTGATAAAATCAATGTTTCTGAGTATTTTATTGAATCATTCCAAGAAGTTAAAGTCGGTTTCGGCGTAAGACAAGATAGATATTTTGAAATTACTGAAAAAGGTTGCCAATTCGTAGCCAATAAATTAACAGGACTTAAAGGTGACAGATTCACCGCAAAATATATTGAAGCTTTCCACGCTATGGAAAACGCGCTTGAAACTATCCAAGAAACTCAAGAAGATGCACTCGAAACAAACTTTAATTACACGTTTAAAAATCAGCCTGTGGCAACTGTGAAGCAAATCGCTGATATGTATGGTTGCGATGGTAGCACAATAAGACATTATGCAAAAAGTAATTTGAAATACGGCGCAGATTATCTTGTATTAAGTGGCAAAGATTTGAAATGTTTTAAAAACGAAAATCCACGACCAGAGTTAACAATGGTTGGTTGCTTAACTGTATTATTTGAAACCGCTGTTGAGAAAATCGGTAAATATTTAGTGACGCTCGGATATAAAGTTACTTCCGAACTCGAAAAAGAATGTGATAGAATCCATAAGATGATTTTAAAAGCATTTTCTTCCGATAAAAGTGTTTCTAAGGTGCGTAGCTTTGATAAAGAAGTTGTTATGCAGTTTTTAAAAGTGAATACCGACCAACAAATAATTACGCTTGCAAAGTTCTGCGCACAAAGAGATTTAATGCTGTATGAAAACTTTAAATTGAAAAGCTTTATCGGTGATGTTTCTGATAAAATGAGCATATTCAAAGATGAAGCGAAGCAGTTAGAAGAATCGTATTCGTTTAATCAAAAGGGAAGTTTTGTAACCGTTGATAAATATGAATTCTAAATAAAATTTTAAATAAGCAAATCAACCGTCCCTTTGGGCGGTTTTTTAATGCGAAACGTATTAACAATGCATTGACTTTGTGCGCACATTAATATATCATATAAATGAGGTGATAATTAATGGCTAAAACGGCAAATCTAAATATACGAATAGACCCAGACACGAAAGACAATGCAGAAAAGCTTTTTAAAAACTTCGGGATAACATTATCTGATGCAGTAAATATATTCTTGCATCAATCTCTAATTGAGGGTGGTTTGCCTTTCGAAGTAAAAATGACGCGCTATAACGAGGAAACGGAAAAAGCTATGCAAGAAGCGATTTTGATTGCAAACGGAAAGATACCATCAAAAAGCTATTCATCTGCTCGTGAATTGTTTGAGGAGTTGGACGCCGAATGTTAACGTTAGAGACAACTGGAAAATTCCGAAAAGATTACAAATTAGCGAAAAAACGCGGTCTTGATTTATCGCTTTTAGAAACAGTTATTGATACATTGCTTGAGGGGAAAGTGCTTGATGAAAAGTATCGCGACCATGCACTAACAGGAAATTATATTGGATTTCGTGAATGTCACATACAATCCGATTGGTTATTGATTTACCGCATTGAGCATGATGAACTTATTCTCGTTGCGTCCCGCACGGGAACTCACTCAGATTTATTTTAAAACTAAAATTATTTAGTCCCAGACACGACTATAAACTGTCTATTTTTAATGCAAAAAAATGAGAGCAATCTATTAAATTAGGTTGCCTTTTTAATACATTTTTTTAATTGCCGACGGGCGTTAAACGGTAAACAAATAAATAGCCAACAGGCTTAAAACGGAGGAATTAACAATGAGTGAAGAAAACAAAACAACAGTAACTGCGACTGATAACGCAGAGAATCAAACTTCGCAAGAAAGCAATACAGAAATCAAAACTCCTGTAGTGCAAACAGCGCAAGAGCCAATTGTAAAAGAAAGAACTTTTTCAGAAAAAGAGTTCAACCATATGGCTCTAAAACAGTATAGTGCTGGAATCATCAATGCTATGAAAGAGGCAGGCTTTACCGATGTAGATGAGAATAATTTTAAAAAGAACCTTTCTTCTTTCAAAAAGTGGACGGATGACCAAAAGACATCAGAGCAATTAGCCAGAGATGCAGAAGCGGCAGCGAAACAGGAAGCGGCGGCGGCACAAGCGGAACTTTCTAAGTATAAACAAAGCGATGCGCTTAGAAAAGCAGGAGTTCAAGAGGATTTTATTGGCTATGTCGGATATGAAGTTTCACGAATGGCAGAATCAACGAACGTTGAATTTGAAAGCGCAATGCAAGAATTTTTATCCGCAAATACTTCATATTTGAATACACCAACGGCACAAACTCCGACTTCGCAAGAAACAGAACAACAAAAGGAAACAAGAACGGTTACTGCCACAACAACGGCGGGTGTACAAGAAGAAACAAAACAAGATATGCAATTAAACTTTTGGGGAGTTAGACCTCGCCCAAATTAAGGAGGAAATTAAATAATGGCACAATTAAATTACGCAAAATCGTATTCACAAGCATTAGACCAAGCATTTCCATATGTATTAAATTTCGGAGCATTATACTCTACGCCCAACAACGGAAGATATAGATGGGTAAATTCAAAAACAATTGAAATCCCAACAATCTCTGTGAAAGGTCGTACTGATGCTGATAGAGACACTATTGGAACGATTAACAGAAGTTATGATAACAACTGGACGCCAAAAACTCTTGAGAACTTTAGAAAATGGGATACACTAGTACACCCAATGGATATTGACGAAACGAATTATACAACATCTATTGCTAATATAACTCAAGTCTATAATGAGACTGAAAAATTCCCAGAAATGGACGCTTATTGTGTTTCTAAAATTTATAGTGAGTGGAAATCACAAAGTATGACTGCGGACACAACCGTTATTGACGAAAACAACGTTATTCAAGTTTTCAACAAGATGAACCTTGAAATGTCCAATAAGCGCGTCCCTGCAACGGGCAGAATTTTATATGTTACTCCAGCCGTAAAGAATTTTATAAATACATCTAAAGAGATGAACCGACAAATTAATCTTAAAGATTCAAGCAAAAGATTGATTTACGACCTTGAGGGAATCGACCTTGTTGATATTGTATCAGTACCGCCAGAACTTATGGGCACTATTTACGATTTTACTATAGGTTGGAAAAAAGGCACAGGCTCTAAACAAATCAATATGTTCCTTGTTCACCCGATGGCAGTAATTACGCCTATTCAATACACTTTTGCGCGACTTGATTCACCGAGTGCGGGTTCTCAAGGTAAATGGGTTTACTATGAAGAAAGTTACGAAGATGTATTCATTCTTAATAACAAGAAAGACGCAATTCAATTCAATATTGAAGCGTAAAGGAGTTGATTCGATTGTTGATGCAAAAAGGCAATAGACAAATAAGGGCTAGAGATAATTCCGAAATGGAAGCTTTGACTGCAAAGGGATACAAAAAAGTTTCGGTCGAAATCAAAGTTCCAGAAGATGGAGTTGATAATTCTGATAAAGATAAAGCTGATAATTCTGATAAAAAAGCTAACTCGAAGAAAACAAAAAAGGAGGTAGATGCTAATGTCGAAACGGATAACAATAACAATGAAAAAGGGTAGCGCGTCAATCAATGTTGATTCGAGACGTCAGAAACACTATGAATCATTCGGTTATGAATTACCAAAAAAAGGTGACAACGAAAAGTCAAAGGCTAAAAACTCTTTTTCTAAGACTGATGAACCGCCAAAAGATGGTGGCTCGGTGTGATGTACGCCGATTACGAATTTTATGTTTTGCACGGTTTCGAGTTAGTCCCAGAAGAAAAGTATGATTTTGTTTCGCAAAAGGCGAGCCATGCGATTGATTACTATACTTTCAATAGGATTGAGCGCGACAAAATAACTAAAAGAATAAAGCTTTGTCATTGTGAATTATGCGACTTCTTTTACGCTTTAGAGCAAGAAGCGGAATCGCAAAAACTTGTTGATGGCAAAGGTCCTGTGAAATCTGAATCGGTTGATAATTGGAGTGCCAGCTACGGAACTTCACAGATTCCGCAAATGTATACTAACAGCGCAACGGGCGGGGGAATTGATGGCATGATAAGAAATATTTGCTTGAAATATTTAACCGCTCCCGTAAACCTTATGTATGTTGGATTGGAGTGAGAAGATGAATATAAATGGTATTGAAATAGAATTTGATTTGGATATAAGAAAAGACTATGCGCGTTTTGCCAAGGCTTATAAAGTTATCGAAGATAGAGCCAAAAAAGGCATGAACGACAACGACATGGAAAACTTTTTAACGGCTTGTTTAAATCCAGAGCAAACAAAAGAATTGTTAGCGGATGGGCGCGTTAGCACATTAGCCAAAGTTTTTACAGAGTTTTTCAGCAATGCAATAGAACAAATGAGTAGTGTATCCGATGTGTATGCGGAAACAGCCGAAATCATTGTTACTATGAATGAAAGGGCATCTGAGGTTATGGCTAAGTATACGGAAACGAAAGAGCGTATTAGCGGAGGCGTGGAATAATGTTTCCTCGAACAATCCAATCGGATATGACTATCTATAATGCATATGAGGATTCAGAGGGCTTACAACAACTTTTATCGACGGTTATTAAAGGTGTGTTTTTCCAATCAGGACACGGCGCACATTTAGCTGAAAAAGGTGTTGTGACAACAGATAAAGTCAGCGTAGTGATACCGAAAAATACGGAAATTGAGGGGAAAAGTTATATACCCTCTCTGGAATTTATGAGATTATCGGACGAAGATAAACTTAATCATTGGACGATTAGCAATGGAGATAAATTTGTTAATCAAGAGATAACCGAACAAATATTAAAAGCAAAAGAACTTGAAAAGAAGTACGGCTATAACAATGTTTTCACAGTTACGGAATTTGGTTTTAATGATTTTGGTTCGGAATCGTTACGACACTTTAAAATCATGGGGAGATGATGCAATTATGAGTGTAAAAATTAAAATTGATTTATCATCTGTCGGAGAAATCCTTAAAAAGCGTGGTTTAGAATCTGGCGGAAAAGTTCAAAGATGGGTAACAACTCGATTGATTACTGTTTTTGATGGTTACGTTCCTTTGGATAGCGGTCGGCTAAAAGACACGGCAACAGCAAATAACGCCGCGCCTTATGAGGAAATTGTATATGACGGACCTTATGCAAGGCGATTATATTATAACCCGCAATACAATTTTAATGGTGCTCCGATGCGTGGCGCACATTGGGCAGAGAGAGCATGGGCAGATAACCAAGATGCTTTTTTATCCGATTTGCAGAGTAATATTGATAACGGAGGGTTTCTATGATTGAAAAATTAAGAGCGTTTTTATTAACGTGTCCGTTTCTGCAATCACCTAATGAGGGGTTAAATCCTAAAATTTATGTTGATTATTTATCAGAAACGCCGACAACTTATCAAATTCAGATTGTACCAGTATCTAAGGTGATACGCAAATATGTGGATGGTGGCGGGATAAAACAAAAGACTTTTATTTTCAGGAGTATAGAAGTTTTTGAAGGCAAAGACATTGAACAGAACATGAGTAATATAAAGTTTTTTGAGCAGTTTTCAGAATGGCTCGAAAAAACAAAACCAGAAGTAGCTAATTGGGTGAAAGTTGAAGCACTTACCGATGGCTACTTTTTTGGTGCAGAAGATAGCCAAGACAAGGCAACATATCAAATACAATGCAGAATTATTTATAATTTCTAGCATAAATACAAGGAGTGAAATTAAAATGGCAAATATGGATGGAACATTACAATTACGTAGTGATGTGCTTGCGTTTTTAGAGATTCCCGATGATGGTGGAACGCCGATTTATAAAAGAATGCAAGGTTTTACTGGATTTTCAGTTTCAAAAAATCCAAAAGAGTATTCAAGACAATATGTAGACGAATCGCAAGAACAAACTGATATCGTTGGTTACTCGCCCTCTATTGAATTCGGTTTTGATAAGTATGTGGGAAATGCGGTTCATGATTATATTGCGGAAATTATCGATAATGAGATTATCGGTACGGCGGCGGTAGTTAAAATATTACTTATTGATACAACAAAGGAAGCCACAGAAAACAACGCGGCATTAAGACCATATGCGGTTGTTGGAGATTCCGAGGGCGATAGCATGGATGCTTACACATATTCAGGCACTTTTGCAGTTAAGGGTACGCGTGAAATGGGCAAAGCTGTTATCTCTGCTGATGGATTAACGGCGACTTATACAGCGGCGTAAGATGTTTAATTTACTAACGGATACTCTCCCTGTTACTGTAATAATCGGCGACATAGAGTATCCGATAAATTGGGACGCTAAAACGATTCTAAAGATATCAAATTTGATAGAGGGCGTTAATTTATCATCAATCAGCGATGAAGAATATTCAAAAATAGCGGTTAAACAAATGGAATTATTTTATCCTGCTACACCGCATGATTTGCAGGGAGCAATGAAACAATTGATTGGATTTTATACGCAATCTATTGACGAATACGCTAAACCGAAAACAAATGGTAATGCGGGCGGATTCGAAAGAAGTAGTTATTCATTCAAGTATGATGCGCACTTGATATACGCGGCATTTATTCAGCAGTACCCAAGCGTATCGCTTGATAATTTGCATTGGTTTGAATTTAAAGCTTTATTAGAGGGCTTAACGGAAGATTGTTTATTCGTAAAGGTTACGCAATGGCGGGCAAGAAAGATAGATAACAAAATGCCTAAAGAAGATAGGAAATTTTATAGAAGAATGAAGCAAATGTATGCGTTGCCGGATAAAAGAACGCAGGAACAAAAAGATGCTGATTTTGCTAGGGCGTTGTTTAATTTGTAAAAAGCTAATACGGCAAAATAAATATAGCTCGTAAAGGAGAATGGTATTAATGTCATGGATTGCAGATAGGATATTAATGTTTCAATCAATCGGATTAAATGCAGAAACAGCAGTAAAGTTTGCATTATTAGAATTGGAATTAGCAGATGTAGAAATAGAAATTCCTCCATATAAGCATGTGAAAAATGATTTTGACACGATGGATTCTTATAGTTCATTGTGGGGATATCTTCATTACGGAAATAAAAATATTAATGTCAATCAATTGGCGACCTTTTTAATGAAAGTATAGGAGATGGTTTTTTGTTTGAAAATTCTGCTTTACGGGACGCGGAAGAAAAACTTAGAGAAGCTGTTTGGAGAATGGAGCGAGCGGAAACAGAAAAGGAATTAGATAGGCAATACGATAAGGCTAAAGCTTACCTAAGTTTAACAAAAACGCTGTATTTAGATGAAATTTCAGAAGAATAATTCAATGCAATACCTTTGTCCTAGACATGACTTTAAAATGTCTATTTTTTTATGTGAAAAATTACTTAAAAGGCAGGTGAGAGCATGAGTGACGGCAGTATAAAGATAGATGTGGCTCTGGATACTAAGGATTTTCAAAAAGGTGTGGAATCCTTAGGCGCAGCAGCGAAGAGTGGATTAGGAACTGTTGAAAAAGAAGTTTCGCAAGTCAATAACTCCATAAAATCACAAATGGGCGAGATGTCCAAGCATATGAGCCAAGTATCCGACAGTATGGAGAAAATCGGGAAAGGTATAACTGATGTTGGTAAAAAAATGACGGTAGGAATAACAACACCTATTGTTGCGTTAGGTACGGCAGCCATAAAGTCATCTATAGATTTCGAATCAGCCTTTACAGGAGTAAGAAAAACTGTTGATGCGACAGAAGCACAATTTAAATCAATTGAAACAGGAATAATTGAAATGTCTAAAGTTTTGCCTGCATCAGCAACGGAAATAGCAGCAGTTGCAGAAATGGCAGGGCAATTAGGTGTAAAGGCAGAAGATATATTGGATTTTACTGCTGTAATGATTGACTTGGGAGAGAGTACAAATTTAAGGGCTGAAAACGCCGCAACTGCTTTAGCAAAATTTTCTAATATAGCAGGAACTTCCACTCAAGACACTAGCAAACTTGGCTCGACAATCGTTGCTTTGGGGAATAACTTTGCGACAACCGAAGCTGATATTGTTGATATGGCTATGCGACTTGTAGGCGCAGGCACAACAGCAGGATTCACGGAAGCGCAAATTTTTGGATTAGCAACAGCTCTCTCAAGTGTCGGCATAGAATCAGAAATGGGTGGTTCAGCAATTAGTAAGGTTATCGCTCGTATGCAAGTTGCTGTTGAAACCAGCGGAAAACTTGATAACATTCTTCAAGCAACAGGAATGACATTGCGGGAAATTCAATTAATGGCATCTAATGATTCTAAGGGATTTGTAGATATGGCGGATTCTATGGGCATGACATCTCAGGAACTGAAAAATTTAGTTAACGCGGGTGTCGATTTAGAGAATTTTGCTAAGGTTGCAGGAATGAGTGGCGAAGAATTTAGAATAGCTTTCGGAGAAAATGGCGCAGAAGCATTGCAAGCTTTTATTATAGGACTTGGGGCAACGGGCGAAGCAGGAGAAACAGCTATAACCATGCTTCAAGATATGGGGCTTACGGAAGTTCGTTTACGAGATACTTTATTGAGGGCAAGCAATGCGAATGATATATTCACAGAATCACAGAAAATGGCAAATGAAGCTTGGGCAGAAAATACTGCTTTAGGCAACGAAGCTGAACAACGTTATGCAACCTTAGAAAGCCGTATAGGGATGTTAAAAAATCAAGTATTCGCGTTAAGCCTGTCATTCGGCGAATTACTTGTGCCTTATGCGGAAAAAGTTATGAGCGTTGTTTCTGAACTCGTTGAAAAATTTACAAGTTTAGATGACGAAATAAAAGGCACAATAATAATTTTTGCTGCTGTGGCGGCGGCTATAGGTCCTGTTTTGGTGGTTCTCGGGCAAACAATAACTGCTTTCGGGAGTATTGCGGGAGCAATATCTTTTGTTACTGGTGGCATTGCCAAATTTATGGTTGGTGTCGGAGGGGTTTCGGGAGCATTAACAGCGATACTTAATCCCGTCACTTTAGTGATTGCTGCAATTGGATTGTTAGCGGCAGGATTCATTTACTTATGGGAGACCAACGAAGAATTTCAAACGCAAATGATAGAATCTTGGAGCTCAATACAATCAAATTTTCAGTCTGTTATTGAAAGCATTATCGGAATATTTGATAACTTCGTTTCCCGCCTTACCGAAACAGAGTTTTTTGCGGAAGCTGAAACTCTTATTCTCGGAACTTGGCAAGCTATACAACTCGGCTTAAACGCAATTTGGACGGCTATTACGATTCTTGTAGATAATGTTTTTGGAGGAATTGCAGAATTTTTACAGACTAACAGCGATGAAATAAGTGGAATTATTACGTTTGCATGGAGTTATATTTGGGGATTTATTGAGCCTATTTGGAAAGCTATAAATGCCGTTACCGTTGAAGTATTCGGAGGAATCAAAAGTTTTTTTGAAAGATGGGGTCTGGAAATACAAGCTATATTTTCGGGAAGTTTCCAAATAATTTTTGAAACAATAAAAATATATTTTAATCAAATAAAAGGCTTTTGGGATAAATGGGGCAATGAAATAACTGCACTATTTACCCTTACGCTAAACACAATTAAAACAGCTTTTATTTTCGTTTGGAATCATATTCAAACCGTTGTTGGTACTGCCATAAGTATTATAAGCGGACTTATAAAAACTTCACTTGCGATTATTCAAGGCGACTGGAGTAGTGCCTGGGACGGCATAAGACAAGTTATTGGCGCAGTTCTGGGATTTATAACAGAAACATGCCGAGATATTAGAGGCGTTATTGAAGGAACATTTGACAATATTCTTCAATTTTTGGGCGGGATTGATTTAGATTCAGTCGGCAGAGACCTTATTCAAGGTTTGATAAATGGTATCAAAGGGATGGCTGGCAAAGCGTTTGATGCGGTTGCTGAACTTGGAGAAGGCATTATGAAGAAAGCAAAAGATTTTTTCATCATAAAATCTCCATCAAGACGTATGGCTGATGAAGTTGGGGCACAAATCCCTGCGGGTGTCGGTGTTGGTGTCAAAGATAATGCTAGTGAAGCAACTGAAGCCGTTGAGGAAATGGCTGATGATATCATAGACGTCGCAACCTCAAAAACTGAAGAATTTGCGGAAATCGGCGACGATATGGCAAGTTCTTATGCTGATTCATTTTCAACAGGAATACAAGACGCGTCTGTTATTGCGCTCGGCGAATGGACAGACATGTATCAAGGTATGGCTGACATTGCCGAAGCATCTGGATTAGAAAGAATCCGCATTGAAGCAGATATGTTAGATAAGCAAGTTGCGGAACTTGAGAAAAGAAATAAGGAAATATCCAGAGCAGAAGACATTGCCGCTAAAGAACGCAAAATTAAAGAAGCTAAAGACGGCGATGAGAGATTAAAAGCTCAAAAAGAACTTAATGACGCGATTGCAAAACAAGAACTTGAGGCATTAAAAGAGCGACAAGACAATTTGAAAAAGCAATTAAAAGAAATAGCTGATGCATATACAGAAATGAACAACGCGATTGTTTCGGCTTTAAAAGAGCAATATACGCAACAAAGAGATTCAGCAAAAGAATCGTTAACGGCTGAACTTGATATGAAGAAAGATGCATTAGACAAAACATATGAAATGCAAAAAGATGCCTTAGAAAAAGAAACTAAGGCTAAAAAAGACGCTCTTGAAAAATCGTATGATATGCAAAAAGACGCTTTGGATAAGCAAATTGAAGCCGAGAAAAATGCTCTTACCAAATCATATGAAGCGCAAAAAGATGCTTTTGAAAAACAAAGTAGCGCGCAAAAAGGTGCGCTTGAAAAGTCACACGAGGCGCAGAAAGAAAATTTCGAAAAGCAAACCAACGCACAAAAAGATGCACTTGAAAAATCGTATGAAATGCAAAAAAGTGCTTTAGATAAGCAAGTCGAAATGCAAAAAGATGCGACTGCCGAAATAATCGAGCAATATCAAAAAGAATATGATGCGAAAATGAAAACTCTGGATTGGGCTGAATCAGACGAGGTTAAAGCTATACAAGACCAAATCAATGCTATTGACGCTATGACGGAAGCAGAGGACAGGGCGTTAAAAGTACAGGAAAATCAGCGAAAACTTTTTGATTTAGAACAAAAAATTCTTCAAGCTAAAAGCGATGAAGAAAGACTTGAAGCACAAGAAAAATACAACGCTGAAGCAGAAAAACAAGCCAGAGAAAGTTTACTTTTACAACGAAAAGATGAAAAGGCATCGTTGAAAGAGCAAATCGCAGAAATAAAAGCGAATTATAAAACTCAAAAAGAAATTGCAAAAGAAGAATTTGAAGAAAAGAAAGCTCAAGCAAAAGAGGAAGAAGCTTTCCAACTTGAAACTCTGAAAAAACAAAAAGAAGCACTTGATACAGATTATAAAGAACGCAAAAAGGCTTTAGATGACCACATTAAAGAGCAGAAAAAAGCTTTGGAGGACAATTATAAAGAGCAAAAAGACGTGCTTGATAACAGTTGTAAAGAGCAAAAAAACACTCTTGATGAAAATTATAAAAGTCAAAAAGAAGCACTTGCAACTTTCCAAAAAGAAGAATTGGCTAAAGTTGAGGAACAATATAAAGCATTAACTAACAAAGAAAGAATGGAAGCCGAAGCAAGAAAAATGATGATTGATGGCGACCAACAAGCAATTATTAATTTGCTTAATCAATATACTCCAGGTTGGGCGACGGCAGGACAAAGCGCGGGTGAAGCGTTTTTAAATGCTTTGCAAGGAGTGACACCAAGTATTGAATCCGAAGTTAATCGAATAATGAGCCTGATTAACCAAGCATCAAATGCGCAAGTTAGTTATGGCGACAGCGGTTCAAGCAATAGCAGTTATTCAAGCGATTCAAATTCTTCCTCCTCATCTCCTGAAAGTTACACGGTTAAATCTGGCGACACTTTAAGCGGAATCGCTTCTAAATACGGTGTATCGGTTACGGCTTTACGAAATGAAAACGGATTGCGTTCGGAAGATGATAAAAAACTTCAAATTGGTAAAACTCTTAGGATTCCTATCTTGCATCAAGGTGGCATCAGCATGAAAGAACAATTAGCCTTGATTGATAATAAAGAAGCCGTTGCGCCTTTATCCGAATTAGCGAAAATGATGGAAAGCGCAGTCATAACAACGGCAAATAAATTAGTTTCTGGGTTTACCCAATCAATTAAAAGCGTTTCAAACACCACAACAAATAACAATGACAACGGTATTCAAGTTGCTATTTATAATCAAGGAACGACGAACGAATACGATTCTCGCAGAATGGGCAGAGAAACGGCGGACGCTATCGCAAGAGAAATGAGAAGCAGAGGTTTAAATCCAGTATAAGGAGATGGTTTGCAATGCGAGGTGATAGTTTTACTTTCGGAACTATTAATAGTTTAGATGAATGGGGCATAAAGGTAATCGCCTACGATGTTTTTAATGCTCCGAAACGAGAGCGGAAACAGATAATTCCTCTTCGTAGCGGTGCATATGACTACGGAGAAAAATATTATGATGAAAGAATTATACAGTTAGACTGCTGTACAGAAGAAAGGGAACTTTCAAAAGCGGAAATGCGAGAAGTTGTTTATCATATGTCGCAAAAAAACCGCTTAATTTTATGGGACGAACCGGATAAATATTACATTGGAGAATTATTTGATAGCGCATCAATTGTAGTACAACCTAAAAGAGTAAAGCAACAGTTTACACTTTCGCTCGTATGTGAACCTTTTGCATACAAAGCACAAGTTTCGATACCTTTAAAACAGGGAATCAATGCTATTAATTATCAAGGCACGGCAGAAACACCAACAATAATAGTATTAAAAAATCCAAACTCGTTTCCAATAACTAACATAACAATTACTTCAATTCAGAAAACGTGAAACAAAAAAGGCTTATGAGCTAATCATTTGCCTTTTCGTTTTTGGATTTAAGAATGCCGCCGCCGAGAACTTCTTCACTAATTGTTCTTTCGAAGTATATGAAATGAATTTCGGGGTCGTCAGTTCTACCGAGCAAGTAATCAACAGAGACATTGAAATAGTCGGCTAGTTTAATCAAAACTTCTGAATCTGGGTTTCTGTCACCTTTTTCATAATATCTATACGCCCTTAAAGACACGCCAATTGCATTAGCGATGTCTTTTTGAAGCAGTTTTCTTTCAAGTTTGAGAGATTGTAATCTATCTGATAAATTAGCCATTTTGCACCTCTGAAATATTTTTTTAAAAAAGTATTGACAAGGTACGAATATGCCTGTATGATGTAAAATGTAGAGGCACAATTATACCTGATGAAGTTAATTTCATTGTATATGCTTCAAATTGAATTGTCAAGTGCTAAAAAATATTTTAAATAGTGTTGACAATGGATATCCAACATGATAAGATATGGATATCCAAAAGGTGGTGATGAAATAGAAAAAAATAACCGCGATGCCAATACTAGAAAGAATCAGTATAGAATTAGGCTGACTGATGAAGAAGTCAAAATTTTAGATGAATGTTCAGAGAAATTAAAAATGACTAAAGCTAGTATCATAAGAAAGGGCATTAATATGGTTTATGAAGAAACGAAAAAATAGCCTGTGAAGTATCTTTGCACGGATACACAGACTATTTTTAACCAAAGATTTCTCTTCTATGAAATATTGTATCATAGTGGAGAGTCTTATTCAAGTACGTAATTTGAGGAGGACTTTTTTTATGAATAAATTATTGCAACAATATTGGATTGGTGAAGAATGTGAGAATAAAAGATTCTCTTTAATAGAATCTAATTCGGAGTACGGGGAAATTATTGATAACAGTGTTGAACTAGACAAGTTTTTATTAAAAACTCTCGGCAGAGAAAAATTTTCAAGCGCTGAAAGTATTACAAGTCAACACGATATAATGAAAGAAGAAATAGCCTTTCAAATCGGTTTCGAATATGCTTGTGATTTGATGCGATTGCTTGGATTTGGGGGTGTTGTTAATGGATAACAATTTGATGCCTACACAATACGGAAACAAAATTATTATGACAACGAATCAAGTTGCGGAATATTACAATGTTGAACCTCACATTATTACACAGAATTTTAGTAATAATAAAAAACAATTTCAGCTAGGTAGGGATTATTTTCTGTTAAAAGGCAATGAATTAAAAGCGTTTAAGAACGACCTAGAAAATTTCTATGTCGTTGGTAAAGATGCAAGTCATCTTTACCTTTGGACTGAGTTTGGTGTTTTACTCCACGCAAAATCAATAAACACACAAGAAGCATGGGATAAATATTTTACATTGGTTGATACTTATTTCAGAGCAACGCAAAAAGTTGAGCGCCAAGTAAAGATGTTAAATTATCTTGATGAATCAGTTGCGACGGTAAAAGAAATTAGAAAAGCTTATAAATGTCCAGAAGATACAATTTTGGATTATATGAAATATGGTCTTAAACCTAAAGAAGATTATGACGGTTTAATGGGCGAAGAATTACGTATCTTGAAAGAGGATAATATTCTCAGCGAAAACATGAGCCACGTTTTTGTAATCTACCCATCAGGCTTGAAAAAGATTGAAAGACATTTAGAAAAACGTGGTTATAAATTAGCGTTAGAAAATCCAAAAGAGGTATTATTGATTAAATAGGAGGAATTACATGGATAATAAATTAATGCCAATGAATAATGGTGAAGCGATGTTTTCGAGATTTAGTGTTGTAAAATATAAGGATAAGTTTGTTCTCACCACAGAGCAATTAGCGAAAGTTTACGAAACAACCGTAGATGACATAGAGGAAAATTTCGCAAAGTACAAAAAACGATTTGTGGAGGGTTTACATTATCACCTTTTAAAAGATGAAGAACTAAACAAGTTCAGGAACAAGGTCGAAAATTTCGACCTTGTTGATAAAAACGCATCGCAATTCTATTTATGGAGCGTTCGAGGAGCAACTCGATACAGTAAGATTTTGGATACAGCTGTAGCTTGGCGAGTTCTTGATAAATTATGTGAGTCAGAAATTCAATAACAAAACTAAATATTGAAAACTCTAAAGAGTGACTATTGTAGTCGCTCTTTTTTGTATATAAAAATAAAGGAAAGGAAGTAAAAAATTATGTATGCAACAAATTTTTTTGAAACTAAAGTTTTAAACACTCTTTGCGGAATAACTGCCGTTGGGGCAAGTGATTTGTATGTTGCTTTATTTTTAAGTAACCCGGGAGAATTTGGGAAAAAGCACCCGGTGACGTTGGGCAAGCACGATATATCGGTATCTACGATAACCCCACAAGAGGCGCAGGAAATATGTGGTTGTATGGCGAGTTGTCAATTCCGTTGGATATCAAAGCAGAACAACAACCGTCCATATACGAAGGGGATATTCTATATTGGTTTGTAGGTGCTTTCAGCACATCTTTTAAAACTAAAGTAGCGGGATTGCTTAAAGGCGACACTATTTCAGGTTTTACGCCATATCTAGCTTTATTTAATGGAGACCCAGAAGACGCAGGAGGAGAACTGTCAGGAGGAGCTTACGCAAGACAAGCGATGGTATTTTCTGCTCCGTCAGAGCAAACAGGCGGACAAATGATGATACAAAACAGCGACCCTATAAAATTTCCAAGTCCAACAAATGAGTGGGGAAATTGGGCGTATACTGGTATGCGAAATGCCGAAACGGGTGGCGACCTTATACTAAAAGCAGTAAACCCAAATCCAGAAGTTTTAAAGAAGAATTATGTTCCATCTGTTGATGTTAATAAATTTAGGGTGATGATGAATTAATGGGTAAATTCAATCTTACAAAATTTAATCTCACACAAACAATAAAAGAAATTCCTTTTGAATGTACTTGTTTAGAAACTGTTGATTGTGCAGCAGGAGGGAAAGTTTTTGTAGAGTTCAGCCATTTTGTTAATGAGAATGTACAAAACAATTCTACTTTATCTGTATTAATCCCTATTGCTAGAGATTGTTCTGCGGATGTTCAAGGAACTTTTTCTTTGAGAAAAATTATTTCTACAGAAATAACTGTAGAGGAAGAAATCCGAAACAATATTAAATTATCTAAATATTCCTTTATTACTCAAGATATTCTAGAGGAAGTTGAAGCAGAAGTTACTCCGGGCAAAGTCTTGAAATTTGAATACGATGCAGAAGAGGAAACTCATGGAGTTGTTCAATTAAAAAAATTATGTTGTATTGAGCATACATGTGAAAATCACACATACACAGAGCTTTTTTTGCGAAAACTTATGCTTGTAAAAGTAGAATTAACAGAAGAAACCCAAGGTGATATGTACGCAGCTAAAAATATGTTTATTAATACAGATTTAGAAGAAAAAATCGAGGGCACGCAAAAACTTGGGAAAATTATTCCGCTTAAAGGTGTAATAGAAGAGGAAGTTCTCTCACAAGTTCAAATTGGAAAAATAATTCCTTTTGAGTATATGATTACAGAAAGGGTAATGTGTATAACAAGAGCTAGATCCTCTGTAACTAAATCTTTGACATTAAATCTCACAATACCGCCTGGAGAAGAAATTCGAATAGATAGTGATATTTTTACTGCTGTGATGGATTTAGAAAACACCCTGCCTTATTTTAGCGGCGATTGGGTTTTCCTGCAACGGAATACTCTACAATTGGAGGTAACAAGCGGAACCGGCGGAGATATCGTGGGTGAGGTCATATATGTTGAGAGGTATTTATAAATGCTTGAGATATTTGATAGAAATCGAAGATTGGTAGGTATTTTAAAAAATGCGTATGGTATGGAAGAGGAACTAAAAATAAACGCCATAGGCTATTTTTATTTTTCACTACCTTTTAATGATTCAAAAAACAATTTATGTAAACCCTATTATTATATCAGATATGATGAGGGTGAATTATACAGAATATTGCCATCAAAAATAACTATTAATGAAATTGGAGATATTTCTTATACCTGTGAACATGTGTTGGCATTGCTAATTGATAAGGTAATGTTTGGCGACCATGTTGTCGGGAATAGAGGATTTTACACGTCAAGGGTGATTCAGTATGTCCTTGACCAACAATTAACAAAACATTGGGTGTTAGGCGAATGTGATTTTAATAGACAATTTGAATATGGTTGGTCTCAAGAGAATCTTTTAAGTGCGTTATTTAGTATTCCAAAACCGTTTACTGGCAATTATATTTGGACGTATAATACAAAATTCTTATCCTTTTGTACTAAATTTAAAAATATTGAATGAGGATATAAATCCACAAATGTACATTAGAACAAAAAGGAATGTATTAACACTAACTCGCACAAGCGACCCGACTAATATCTGTACTCGCCTTTATCCATTAGGTGAAGGCGAAGGAGTTAATCAACTCAATATAAGAAGCATAAACAACGGAAGGTATTATATCGAAAGCCCTCAAAACTATATTGATAAGTACGGTATTGTAGAGCGGATTTGGATTGATAGAAGATATACCAATCAACAAAGCTTGTATGATGCTGCTGTCGCAATGTTGGGCGAATTGCAAGAACCTCTTGAGGAATATGAGGTTGAGTTTGCGCAACTTGGTAATGATTCTTACGACGTTCCCGCGATAGGGAAAATTGTTGAAATTGTGGATTTCAAAAAGACTTTCGTTACGGGAATTAAGTTCAATCATAGTGAAGTTCCCAAAGCAACATTGACAATAGCGAATAAACCAAAAGATATTGCATCAACAGTTGCGGATATAGCGGACCGCCAAAGGATAGAAATGTCATATGCTCAAGGGGCTACTCAATTTTATCAAGACCATGTATACGATAACGCAACACCAACTGTTAGTTTGCAATTAAAATTAATGATTCCGTCAGATATGAAAATAGTTAATAAAGTTTTGATTGACGTTGAAGTCGGACCATTTAGAAAACCATTCACGGTTACGGGCGGCGGTGGAAGTCAAACGATATCACAGTCTAACACATCGTCATCTGGGGCAAGTACAACGACAACAACTGCATCTGGTGGAAGTTTTAATACAACATCATCAAGCGGTGGTAGCTTTAATCAGACCTCTTCTGCGGGTGGAAGTTTTAATACTACTTCATCAGCAGGCGGTGGGTTTAATACAACATCGGATAG